AGGGTGGTAAGTTCAAACAAGAAGTTGGTGAAGCTGGTTTCCTAAAAACAACTCTAAACTACAATACAGGCCTCATTAATGATAAGTTAGCCTTGAGTGGAACCATCGTTAGAAAAACTGGTGATGGTCTTATCGATGCTACTTGGACAGACGCATGGGCATATTATGTCGGTGGTTCTTACGCTGTTAATGAAGATAATCGTTTTGAGTTATATGCAATAGGAGCCCCTCAACGACATGGTCAGAATCTATACAAACAAAATATCGCTACATACTCTCAAGAGTTGGCTAACGATATAGGATGGACACCACCAGTGACAGCCGAAGATGGTACAGTTACTGAAGAAGGTGTGGGTTATAACCCATCAGCTTTCGAGGTGGATGCGAAGTTCGAAACCGAAAAGGGTAGATTCTTCAATCAGAACTGGGCACCTGTTAATCCAGCATACAAAGGTCAGCAGTATTGGTATATGTATGGTGCGAGAACAACAGATAGATACAGTCCTGATTTCATTAATGAAAGAGAGAATTTCTTTCATAAACCATTAGTCAATCTAAATCACTTTTTAACCATTAACGACCAAACAAGACTAAGTTCAGTATTGTATTGGAGTGGTGGTAGTGGTGGTGGAACTGGTACTTATGGTAGTGTTTCAAGAATGCCTGCAGTTGCTGAGGACTCTCAAGGTGAGAGTAACGCTTGGTACGCAAGTTCACCTTGGATGTGGGATTGGAACAACGAAATCTCTGAGAATAGTAGTAATGTAGATACTGAGTTTCATGATACCGAGAATCGTTCAACTGGTATTCTTCGTAATTCAATCAACAGACAGAACACATTTGGTTTAATCTCAAAGTTAAACTACGATGTTAATGATGAAGTTGAAGTTCAAGTTGGTTTGGATTGGAGAACTGCCGGAATAGAACACGCTCGTGAGGTTCGTGATTTACTTGGTGGTGATTACTATGTTGATTTTGCAGATGATAACGCCGAAGATGGTAAGGTAGTTAAGTTAGGTGACATTATAGCCTATCATAACGAAACAACCGTTGATTGGATTGGTGGATTTCTACAAGGAAAGTACGAAGGTGAGAAACTTAACCTTTATGGTATGGGTGGATTATCTTCTATCAAATACACATACGAAGACCATTTCGCATTAAATGTGGATAGTCTTGGAAATGAAATTGATAACTTTGTCGAAGCACCATCAATCAGTACCTACCAAATAAAAGGTGGAGCATCATATAACTTAGACGATAGACTTTCAGCTTTCGTTAATAGTGGATATGTTCAGAAGCCACCTATCTTGGATAATGTGATTGATTACGATGGTAATGTATCCTCTAATCCTGATAATGAGAAGTTCATCTCAAATGAGGTTGGTGGAGAGTACAGAAGTGATAAAGTCGCTATTAAAGGTAGCTACTACAACACACAATGGAAAGATAGAAACTTAACCAAATCCGTCACGAGCGGACAAGGTGACTCAGGTGACACAGACATCATTTACTTGACTGGTGTAAACCAAAGTCATAGTGGTTTCGAGATTGAGTCTAAAGTCGCTCTACACGAGATGGTTGAGTTGGATGTAGCTGTAAGTATCGGTGATTGGTACTTCGATGGAGACGCTGAAGGTGATTACTTGAAACAAGAGTATAATGAAGATAATCAAATCATCGGACAAACATCTGAAGAGTATCAGTACGCACTCAACAACTTGATGGTTGGTGATATGCCTCAAAAATCTTATGTTGGTGGATTAACAGTCAAACCCGTTAAAGGTTTAAGAGTACAAGGTCTTTATAGATATTATACAGACCATTACTCAGATTGGAGTCCTGACGCTAGAGAAATTGAGGACGGAGTTGCTGATAGAGCTCAAGTCTGGCAAGCACCTGACTATGGTAAGTTAGACTTTCATTTGTCTTACAAATTACCTGAGATAGCAGGTCTTGATATGACCTTACATGGTCATGTATTTAACGCTCTTGATAATGTTTATGTTCAAGACGCAACAGATAACTCTAAGTACAATGGGTATGGTGATAAACTTCACCTCGCCCATAACGCTGAAGTATTCTTGGGAACACCAAGAAGTTTCAACTTAGGACTTAGTGTTAATTTTTAAATCGAAGATATCTTGGGGGATTGAAATATATCCCCCTTTTTATCGCCATAAAGGATATAGAAATGCATAAGTTAGATTATTTATGGTTGGATGGTTGTACACCAACTCAAATAAGGTACAAAACTAAAGTTGTAAAGGAACCATTAAAGGTACCTGAATGGGGATTTGACCCAATATGGGGATTTGATGGAAGTTCGACAGAACAGGCAGATGGAGATAGTTCAGATTGTGTTTTGAAGCCTGTGAGGGTTTATCCTAATCCATTAGAAGAAAATTCTTCAATTGTTTTGTGTGAAGTCTATAATGTGGATGATACACCACACAAGTCAAATACAAGAAGTTTATTGAGAGAAACCACCGAAGATTATATAGATGAATGGGTCGGATTCGAACAAGAATACACTTTGTTTGAAAATGGTAGACCATTAGGTTGGCCATCAAATGGAGAACCAGCTCCACAAGGAGATTATTATTGTGGTAGGAACATCGGTGAAAAGGTTTCACGAGAACATCTAAATGCCTGTATCAAAGCTGGTATTAGTATTTGTGGAACTAACGCTGAAGTTATGTTAGGACAGTGGGAATATCAAATAGGTGCTGGTGGTTCAATTCACATGAGTGATGATTTATGGGTTGCTCGTTGGTTATTAGAAAGAATCTGTGAGAAAAATAAATTACAAGTTTCATTACATCCAAAACCGATAGAAGGTGATTGGAATGGTGCTGGTTGTCATACCAATTTTTCTACTAAGGAAATGAGAGAAGATGGTGGTATAAATCTTATCAAGTTGGCCTGTGATAAATTAAGTGAAGTACATCAAGAACACATAGACGCTTATGGTATTGATAATGATAAGAGACTTACAGGATTACACGAGACTTGTGACATCACCGAGTTCAAGTATGGGGTAAGTGACAGAGGTGCCTCAATCAGAATACCTTGGCAAGTCGAAAGAGATGGTAAAGGATACTTGGAAGATAGAAGACCAGCTTCAAATTGTGACCCATATGTAGTTTCACAAAAATTAGTCGAAACAATCTGCAAATAAATACTTGTTTTTTAAATAATTTATTCGTAAATTCTACCATGAATAATAATTGGAGAAGTGCCTAATTGTATCAAAACATTTACTACGATAGTTCAAAAAGAAAAGTCCATATTTGGGATGACAAAAATGGTCATGTTATAGTTCCTTTCAAAAAATACGCCTATATAAAAGACTCCTATGGAACTCATGTTTCGTTGTATGGAGACAAACTTAAGAAGATTTATAGGTGGGATAAAAATGTGGAAGGATTATATGAAAGTGATATAAATCCTGAGACAAGAACATTAATCGATATGTATACCGATAGTGATGAACCATCTGTCGGTCATACAACCATGATAATGGATATCGAGGTTGAGGTCACGGAAGGTTTTCCTGACCCGATGAAGGCTGAAAACAAGATAACATCTATAGCTTGTTACGACACCGATAACGATGTTTATATTTGTTTTGTTTTGGATGAAGAACACAAGTTACCAAAGAGAGAGTGGGGTAAAAATGAAATTGTCAAAACATATTCGACAGAAGAAAACCTACTCAAAACTTTTCTGAAGTATTATCTGAATGTTAAACCAACAATCATAACTGGTTGGAACATAGATGGTTTTGATATACCATACCTTTACAATAGGATATACAATACATTAGGAGATGATATAGCTAATTGTTTATCTCCAATAAACCACATCTACTATAACAAGTATCGTGAGAGATACATGATAGCAGGTGTGAGTTGTTTAGATTATCTAGCTTTGTATAAAAACTTCACATTCAGTTCAAAACCAAGTTATAGGTTGGATGATATTGGTAAATCAGAGGTTGGAACGGCTAAGATTGAGTATGAAG